GTTTTACTTACAGAATGTACAGTAGTGGATGAATTAGAAGAAGATAATAAACAACCACAAATAGATCCATCAATGATGGGGATGATGTAAAAATATTTCGTATATTATGACTAAGATAAAAATTGAAGAAAAAAACATATTAATTGCTAAAAGAGTACCTCCTGGGGATAAATGGAGATTAGTCTCAAACGAGTCTGAATTTTTTGTTGAGGACCCAGATAGTCCTATATATAATTCTCTTACAGATACTTTGGAAGCTTATATGATTAAAACTGGATTTAAAGGTAACTATAGGTTAGAACCTCTAAAAAGTAATTTATATGCTATTGATTCTAAAGAAACGGAAGTAAAACCAGAACCTGAAAAGAAATATTCTATTTATGGAGAATACGGAGCATAGTTTATTAGTTGAAAAATATAGACCTACAGTATTAGAAAATTATGTAGGAAATGTAAATATTAAGAAAACTATTTCTAAATACTTAGAACAAAATGATATTCAAAACTTTATATTTTATGGACCTGCTGGTACAGGAAAAACTACATTAGCTAAATTAATAGTAAATAATTTAGAATGTGATTATGTTTATATAAATGCTAGTGATGAAAGAGGTATTGAAACAATTAGAGATAAGGTATCTAGTTTTGCATCTGTAGCATCATTTAAACCACTTAAAGTAGTTATATTAGATGAAGCAGATTTTCTTACTATCCAAGCTCAAGCTTCATTACGTAATATAATAGAAACATTTTCTAGAACTACAAGATTTATTTTAACTTGTAATTATGTAGAGCGAATAATAGATCCACTACAATCAAGATGTCAGGTATTAAAAGTAGTTCCACCTACTAAAAAAATTACTGCGCTTCATTTATTAAAAATATTAGATCAAGAAAATATAAAACATACAGATGAGGATATAATTAGCATAGTAAATCAATTTTATCCTGATTTAAGAAAGTGTATTAATGCTATTCAAGCTAATACTGTTGATTCACAACTTAAATTAGATAAATCTGTATTAGTATCATCTAATTATATAGATAAAGTTATTGAAGCATTATCTGCAAAATGGAATCCTACATTTAATGATAATAAATTTAAAGAAATTCGTCAAATTATAGCTAATGCAAATATAGATGATTTTGATGAATTATTTAGAGCATTATTTGATAGAGCTAATGAATATCTACCTGGTAAAGAAGGTACTGTAGCACTATTAATAAATGATCATCAGTATAAAGCTAATTTTAGAATAGATAAGGAAATAAATATAATGAGTTTAATCCAAAATATAATTAATAATAAGTAATATGGAAAATCAAAATCAAGTTCAAGGTCCTAAAATAGACCTTAAAAATAGTACTGGTCTGAAAAATTCAGAAGATAAATCAGTATTTCTAAATGGTGTAATTCTTAGAAAAGTATCTAAATTTATTACAGGTACTGATGAAGATGCACTACTACCTATACCTGTATTTTATGATGCAAAAACAGGTAAAATAGTAGAAGGTTCAGTTCCCGTTGATTTAAGGGATGAATTAAAAGATGAAATACTTTAATGAAAAACATTTTTGATTGGTTAAAACAAATTAACTATATCAAATCTCCAGTTAAGTCATTTAGTGATAAAGATTGGGAAATATGGAATAGTTATATGATTCATAGGTTTTTATCTATGAATCCTAACTTTTTAGAGGTAGTAAATTTTGTACAAGATTATCCTCCTCAAGAAAAACAAAAAATTTATTCTATATATAAAGAATTTATTCCTAAAAATAATAAATGGAATAAATACATTAAATCTAATACTAAAGAACCTAATAAGGAATTAGTAGAGGTATTAACTAAATATTTTTCTTGTTCTAAAAAAGAAGCTAAAGAATATATTTATTTGTTGGATAAACAAGATATTAGTCGTATATTGACTAGTATTGGATTAGATAAAAAAGAAATAACCAAATTAATTTAAATTATGAATTTACAAGTTTACAAATTTTTAAAATCAGAAGCTGAGGCAGATAAAAATAAAGCTTTAGCTAGTATACAATTGTTAACTAATCACCCAGCTGGAATTGGTGATCATTCTACTAAAGACTATTGGGATAATTGTAATGAAGCTCTTAGACTACTAGCATCAGCTGATGAGAGATTAGAAATATTAGAAAAATATTTTAATAATAAAGAGCAAGTTAATGGGTGATACTAGAAAAGCATATGAAGATCTAATTAGTGAAAAAGAATTTGACAAATTAGTTCAAGAAAATCCTGATGCTGTAACTGTTAGTTTAGCTGTTGAAACTTTTGAAAATGAATATCCAGAATTATCTGAGGAATATAAAAGAATATCTGAAGAAATGTATGAAATGTTTGCTCGCAAACATATGGATTATGGTTTAAATAATATTGCTCTAGGTGGTGATTTAACTAATGCTGAAGATAAAAAATTTTCACTTACTGGTTTAGCAATTAGACTCACTGATAAAATTTCAAGACTTAAAAACCTTCTTATTAATGGTAAAAATTATGTTAGAGGAGAAGGAATGGAAGATACGTTTATTGATATAGCTAATTATGGAATTATTGGCTTATTAGTAGGACGTGATAAATGGAAAAAATAAATTTTGCCTAAAAAAATCCCTAATATAGTAAAGGAGATTAGAAACAATCCTCCTCAAGAGATTAACTTTGCGTTTCAAAAGAATATATCTTTTTCTCAAATGTCTATCTTTAGAAGTTGTGCTTACAGATGGAAATTACAATATAAAGATAAAATAAAAAAGTTTAATTCTTCAATTCATACTGTTTTTGGAACAGCAATACATGAATCCATACAGTATTATCTAGATTGTGCTTATAATAAATCTTTTGCGGAAGCTGATAGAAAAATAGATTTAAATGAAGATTTTCAAGAGAGATTTATAAATGAATATCAAAAACAATATAGAGCTAATAATAACCAGCATTTTTCTTCTGCCGAAGAAATGAGAGAATTTTATGAAGATGGAATTGCTATTTTAAGTTGGTTTAAGAAGAAAAGAAGTAGGTATTTTAGTAAAAAAAGATGGTTTTTAGTTGGGTGTGAAATTCCAGTTATTGTAGCCCCAAATAAAATGCTAAATAATATCTTATATACAGGGTATTTAGATATAGTTCTTTATAATGAGGACTCTGATACTTTTAAAATAATAGATATTAAAACTAGTACTAAGGGTTGGAATAAGTTTGATAAAAAAAATGAAGATAAACACTTTCAATTAATTTTATATAAGAAATTTTTTTCAGAACAATATGGAATACCATTAGATAATATAGATATAGAATTTTTTATTGTAAAAAGAAAAGTATTAAGTTGGGATGATGATAAAATTATGTCACCTCACCAAGCTTATAGAGTACAAACTTTTTCACCTCCCAGTGGAAAAGTTAAGTTAAATAGAGCTAAAACGGCAGTAATGGATTTTATTAATAGCTGTTTTAATTCAAGTGGAAATATAAAAGAAATAGATTATCCAAAATCTCCTTCTAAGTGGAATTGTACATTTTGCCCTTATGGAGACGATAAAGAATTATGTGGGGCAGGAGCGCATTTTGAATAATACTTATATATGTATAATAAATGTTTTAAATAATAAAGACTATGATTAATAAAAAACCAATGACACTAACGAGTGTCAAAGTCAAAAGCGATTTATTCGAGAATTTTAAGATTGAGTGTGTAAAAAGAAAATTTAGTTTTCAAAAACTTGCTGATCGTTCTTTATATTTGTTTCTTACAGATGAGGACTTTCGTAAAAAAATCACTAATCAAACAAACCTTGAATTATAATCATGAATAAAGACTTTAAATATATTCCTAAAGACAAAAGAAAGAAAATTTTATTGATTGCAGATGATATTAGAGTTCATTCTGGTGTTGCAACTGTAGGTAAAGAAATAGTTCTAAAAACTTGTCAACACTTTAATTGGGTTAACGTAGCCGGAGCTATTAAACACCCAGAAAAAGGTAAAAGATTAGATTTATCTACTGATACACAAAAATTATCTGGTGTTGATGATGCTAGTGTTATGGTTTATCCAGTGGATGGTTATGGTGATACTAGAACTATTAGAGAAATTCTTAATATAGAAAGACCAAATGCTATTTTACTAATTACTGATCCTAGATATTTTATGCATATTTGGAATATGGAACAAGAAATTAGAAAAAATATTCCTATTGCATATTTAAATATTTGGGATGATTACCCAGCTCCATTATATAATAGACCTTATTATGAAGCTTGTGACTTATTAATGGGTATATCAAAACAAACTGTTAATATTAATAAATTAGTATTAGAGGGTAAAGAAAAAGATAAAATATTTAAATATGTCCCTCATGGTTTAGATCATAATGTTTACTATCCTCTTGATAAAGATGATAAGGGATTTGTTGAATGGAAAAATAATACTTTTGGAAATCAAGAATATGATTTTGTATTATTTTTTAACTCTAGAAATATTAGAAGAAAACAAATTCCTGATACAATGGTAGCATTTAGGGCCTTCTTGGATTCCCTTCCTAAGGAAAAAGCTAAAAAATGCTTATTAATGTTGCACACAGAATATGTTACTGATGCAGGTACACATTTAGGTAAAGTAAAAGAGTATCTATTTGATGAAGATTATTATCATAATGTAAAATTTTCTTTACAAAAATTAGATACTCATCAATTAAATTATCTTTACAACGTAGCAGATTGCCAAATATTAATTACAAGTAATGAAGGATGGGGGTTAACATTAACTGAAGCTTTACTTTCTGGTACTCCTATTATTGCAAATGCAACTGGGGGAATGCAAGACCAAATGAGATTTGTAGATAATGATGGAAAATGGTTTGAACCAGATGCCGAAATACCTTCTAACCATAGAAAAACATTTACAGAACATGGTGAATGGGCATTTCCAGTTTACCCTACTTCTAGATCTATTCAAGGTTCACCTCCAACACCTTATATTTTTGAT